TCGGACAATCCGCTCGGCGCTAGAGTACGACACCTGCATCCGCTCGGCCAAGTCTTTTGCCGTCTGCGCCACGCCCTCGCCCCGGATGAACGCCTGCGTCAGCTTTGTCTGCAATTCACGCACCAGCTTATCCCGGTTGGCCCATATACGTTCGGAATAGTTCTCGCCAAGCCACGGCGTCATGATCGCCTTCTCGATGGTCGATCTATCAAGCGGGGCAAACGAAACGCCGATCCCGAGCCCCCGCTGAACCTCATACACGGTTCGATAGTAGGTGTCCTCGTAGATACCAGCCAGAAGCTCCTGCGTGCCCGCGTGGGCGTTTCCAAGCAGAACCTCAACCTCTTGCCTTATCTGGATCAAAAGCGCCTCCAGACGGCTAATGCGGGCTTTATACGACGCCGCGTTCAGTTGGCGCGTCCAGCGGCCATCAACGTTGTTTTTGGCCTTCTCGATAAATTCCTCCAGCGTCATGCGGAACTCGCGCAGTTCCCCGGCTGTCAGCAGACGGCGTGCTTCATCCATCGTGACCTGATTCTCGACCGCGTACCGGACGTAAAAGGCTTCGATGTCGCGCTCGATCCTTCGGATCGCCCTCTGATACTCTTTCAGAAGGCGCTCGGCATACCGGTCGGCCTTTTCATACTGCATCAGAGCGACTTGCTCGCTTCGGCGGCGCCAGTACTCACGGTCCGGTGTCATTCAGTTTCGCCCGCCTGCGCGCCGTCTTCTTGCGCCTGCCCCTGTTCACTGAAGCCTTGATAATTCTCGAAGGCGTTCATATCACGCTGGCGCTGGGCCTCAATGCGCTCCAGCTCGGACTGAACATTGGTCACCCACGGATGGTTGGCGATGATCGTCTCGTCCGAGATAATGCCGACACTGGACTTCGCATTGTTGATCACATCGGTTTCATTGATCAGGATGTCGCGGTTGAAAATAAAGTCCACCTGCTCACCGGAATAATCGGCTCCGGTCGTATTCGCAAGGTGCGTGTCGATGAACCAACGCAGTTGTTCCAGCGACGCCTGAAACTCCGTCTCGATGATATTGGCGTCCATGTCGAGATCAGCATAGAGGAACTTGAGCGCCACGCCCGACCGGTCGCCTCCGAACCGCTCCGATTGCGTGTCCACACCCCGGCCAAACTCGTAGATGTCCTTCCGCAGACGGTCCAAATGCTTCTCGGAGGCCTCGACGTTGATATTCAGGTTGATCGTGTCCACGCCGCCGTCGTCGGACACCTTCACGGCCCTGTAGATAGCAAGATTACGACGGAATTCGCCCAGATTAGTTCCGTCATAATTGCGAAGCACATAGGTGCTGTTCGGCAAGTCCTCCAGATTGTTGCTATTGTCGCTCGTGTGCTTGTCGTAGTCATCGACCAGCGACTTCACAAACTTCACGAGCGGTTGTTCTTCGTCGTTGTACTTAAAGCAGATAAACGGAACCCTCTCCCAGTTGTAGCCCTCCGCGTTTCCGTCACCGCGATCAAGCATGACGTGCGGCGCGTACTCTCCCGCTTCCACATCCGGGTAAAGAATTCCCGAATCGAGAACGTACCGCTGAACGCCTTCCTTGCTCCAAAACTCGACCTTCGTGACGATCTTCTTCGTCGGGCCGTCGAACGTCTCAACCTCATATACACGGATAACAGCGTCAAGCTCCGTGTGCGCCGCGTCGCGCCACAGTGGAATGATTTCCTCGCTGGGAATTTTTTTGAAGCTAAGCTCTCCATCCTCGTTGTAATAGACGTGAAGCCACGCCTTTCCCTTGTTGATGGCTTCTTTTCCGAGATTCTTGAGCATCCGCAGGAACGCCCGATTGAAAATCTCGTTCAGCCGCTTCTGGTATTCCTCGTTCGTCGTCTGGACAGTCAGCGGCAACCCGAGCAGATAGCCGACCTTCTGATCGACCAATTTCCGCACGAAGTTATGAACAAGACGGTTGTTCGCAAGATTCTCGGCCTCGATCAGCTCCCCATCCTCGCCCACGACCATGCGCTTGCGGCCCAGAATGTCCGCATCGCCCTCGTAATATCGCTGGCCGGTCAGCATCAAAAGGCGCTCGTTCGATGCCATCCACTCGTCGATTTCGAGCTTGATGATTTGCTCCATCGTCAGGGCGCCGCTCGCCCCGGATTCGATGATCTCAATGATTTCGTCAGTCAACGTCGGCACAGTCTCACCGCCTTTACGCGAAAGATATTGCGGAATCCCGCATCACGACCGTGTTCACAAAGTAACGGTCGGCATCCATATGGTGGTCGTTCATTTTAAGCGGAGCATCCTCGCCGCGCTCCGCCGCCTTCTCGTCCCAGACGTAAGAGGCGAACTCGCGGAACGTCTCTTTGCAACAATCGTTGTACTTGATCCGGCCTGTCGCCAGCGCGGTCGCCACGTTCCGAATGCCCTCCAGTACGTCGTTTTTGGCTTTTCGTAAATGAAAACGACCCCGCTTCCGCACCAACGCAATAAACGATGCGGCAGAAGGATCGATAATGATCGAACGGATCGGCAGGTTGCCGACGAACTCGACCAAATCCTGATAATATTCATCGTCCGTCTTCTGCCGTGCCTCCGACCTGCCGTCATAATGGTATTCCTTGACCTTGTACCAGACGCCATCATGCAGGCCCCAAAGCCCGAACGTCGTCGGGTTCTGGGTGCCGTAGTCAATGGAGACGTAATATTGCGTATAGGGACGCGGGCGCGTCGGAACGACATGCTTCTCGCGGTCGAACATATCGTAAATGACGCCCTCGGCCATGACCCACAGACCGAGAATGTTTCGCTGATAAAACACGCCGGTGAACATCCGGCGATATCGGTCTTTGACTTCCTCCGAAAGCGTCAAATTGTCGTCCAGCGTGAAGTGCAGGCGCAAGATGCGCTTTTCATCGGCCATGTCGATGTAGTCCGTTTTGATATAGTGATATGGCCCAGCCGGGTTGCAGTTCATGAAGATTTTTGATCCCTCGACAGAGCAACGACCGATCATCTGCTCTACGAACGAACGCGGAAACAACGCCACTTCATCCGCATATGCGCCCGCCGCCGTCAAACCTTGCAACACGTCCTGACTGGCCTCGTTATTTGCCCCGAACGTGTAATAGGTATTACTCCCGATCTCGATATAGCCTTCCGACCGGTTGTAGCGGTACGGAATCCCTTTCGCGGCCACCATCTGAAACATGGGCCGCAGAACATTCCGTTTCAGCGCCCCGACCGTCTTCCCGGCGACGATGAAGTTCTGGCCACGGAACGTGTGAAGCGACCACGTTATAAAGCTATCAATTCCGGCAATCGTCTTGCCAGACCGGATCGCACCGTCACAAATCACGGTGTCATAATCCCGGTACGGACTCTGAGGCATCCACCACGTTATCAGTTTTTTCTGCTTCCGGCTGAATGGGTGCCATTCAAACGCTGAAGCCCTATTCCGCTTCATCGTTCCATACGTCCTTTGAAATTTCATTTAGCGCGGCGATGTAGTCTTGTATATTTCCATGTACACGATCACCGTAATCAACCTCATGCTTATCACGCCATTTGTCCGGGCGTCGATTTTTAAGCCAAAATATTTGCGCTGTCACGTCAGGCAAAACATGCTTTTGCACGCGCTCCACTCGTTTTCTGCCGTCCGTTTCCACGATAACTTTTGTTTCCTCGTAGGAGTAGCCCAGCGCTCTTTTTAAAAGCGCGTTTTCAACCTGAATATCGACGACTTCTTTTCCCTTTTTTAAGGCCTCATCTATTTCAGAGAAACGGTTTTTCCATTCATAGAGTGTTCCTGTCGCTATGCCAATATTGTGCGCGATCTGCTCGTCCGTCAAGCCATCACGCGCCCAGCCTTCTAATTTTGTCAAACCCTCCTCGGTAAGCCACTCACGATATTTTCCTTTCCGTCCTCCTTTTTTACTCATTTACATAGCACCTACCTCCCGCCAAGATTAATTTAACTTGACTGCCTTTTGTCCAGTGAACTCTTCCCACCTGCGGATAATTACTTCTGCATATACTGGATCGTACTCCATCGTGTGACAGATACGACCAGTCTGTTCACAAGCTATAAGAGTGGAACCAGAGCCGCCAAATGGGTCTAATACACGATCATTAGGTTTGCTT